CTGAAGCGACGTGTTGCAGGTGAAGCACCCTCTCCGGCAGAGATTCAGCACACCCGGCAGACCGAGCAGAATCTGCGGATGCTACTTGGTGCCTCCGCAGGCGCAGCAGCAGATCGTGGACGACTCCGCCAAGTGCAAAACCTCTGGCGCGACATCCAGCAAGTTGCAACCGGACAAGCCGCAGAACTGAGATCACAAGAACAGATTGCTGCGGAAGACAGGTTGCTCAAACTCTATCAGACGCAGGGAACACGAGAGGCATCCCTGGCACTTGCAAAACTAGGTGCAGAGAAAGAGAAAGCATTTTCACAAGGGAATCTCGATCAAGCGCGAAACCTCGCGATGATGGAGGCAAACATCACGAGAGTTGCAGCACAGGCATCTGCGGATCTGGAAAAACTCCAAGCTAAGAAGGAGATTCTCATCGAGAACGGTCAGATGTCGCTTGCAACCAAACTTGCAAATTTAGAGACTGCGATCCTGATCAGTAAGGTAAATGTTGAGGTTGCACTGAAATCAAGAGCAATGGACGAGGCACTAGCACTTGCAGCATTCCAGGGAGAGATGGCACTTGAAGGACAAGAGGTCACTCTGGAACTCGCAGCAATGGATGTCCGAGTGCGGACAGAACTCGCAAAACTTGGAATTGATTCTCAAGAGAAACTTGCCGCACTTTCACGGTCGCAGAAGATGGTGCTTGCAAATATGGAGCAGGCAATGGCGAATGCAGGTAATGACACTAAAAAGCAGAACGCGATCATCAGTGGGATTGCAACGGTTGCCGCAGCATGGTTGATGATGCCAGTGTCAGACAGACGTGCAAAGAAGAAGATCAAACCTGCGAAAACCAAGGTGCAGGATTTCTTGGATTCCCTCCACGCATATTCCTACGAGTATAAAAAGCCGGACTCGCCTGGTGCAAGACATGGCGAGATGCTTGGCGTGATGGCACAAGACCTGGAGAAAACAACCCTCGGCAAGCAGTTTGTCCGGGATACTCCTGCCGGCAAGTTGGTTGACATGGGACAGGGCCTCGCAGCAATCCTCGCGTCGCAGTCCTACCTTAACTCCCGCATGAAACGACTGGAGGCACGATGACGATGATAATTGATGTCAGCGGGAAATCCGCTCCAGGCATACTCCAAACACTAAAGAGTGAGGGAGTCAATGCCACACTTGCGGATTTGTTACAGGTTTCAGATGCTGCCTCCGCAAACGAACTTCCTAGCTTTTGGGCAATCGATAACGGTGTAATCACCGGCGCATCCGATAGCAGAGCGGATCTCATTCCTGCCTCTGAACCTGAACCTGCACCTGCGGAACCACTCACACTGGCACAACCTGAACCTGCTGCACTACCATCAATCACGCCAGCACCCGAAGATGGAACACCAGTGCTGCCGGTCGATGTTCTGGCAGAGTTTTCTCAAGAGGTGCAGGCGGTCGCCACGCCTGGAATCGCTGGCACTACTGCGTCCACTGCTGCCACTCCAGTTCCAGCAGATCCATTACTAGGAATTAAAAGAACGGCTACTGCACCATCCGGATATATTCCAATTACAGAAAGGACCACGACAACCAGCACCCAGGAGCAGGATTTGAAGAATTACGAGACCCTGCTTCAGAAGCGTCTTGAAATCGACACCGAACTCAGCGACATCAATCTGGGAAGATCCCAAGAAGAGGCGAATGCCGCATTGCAGACAATATCACAGATAAAGAAGGAGCAGAATAAGTTAGCCAATGAACGAGAGGAACGTCAGAAACTCCAGACTGCGCGAGAGAATGAGGTGTTGGCAGCAGTTGAGGCAGCAACCCTGGAGTACAAGAATGCAGAGATTGACAGTGGCAGGATCTGGCAGAGGAAAGGCACTGGTTCCAGGATTCTTGCTGCGATTGCAGCAGGTCTTGGTGCGTATGCGTCTGCAATGTCCGGCACAAAGAACTTCGCACTTGAGATCATCAACAATGCAATCAGTGATGATATTGACGCACAGAAGTCCGAGATTGCACTGAAGGGTGGAGTGATCACGGAGCAGAGGAATCTCCTCAGTGATCTCATCAGGAAAGGAATGTCTGACACAGAAGCAGAAAATGCTGCAAGAGTGATCATGCTCTCACAAGCACAGACGATGCTTCAGGAAAGACTTGCAAAGATCAAGGTTGGATCGGTCAAACAAGAAGGTGCGTTGCTCCAGGAACAACTCAACAACGAAAGGGAGATGAAGCTGGAGACTTTGCGGTTGAGTGTCGCACCTAAAACAGTGGTAACCGAGAAGGAAACACAGCAAGCTGGTCCTGCATTGGTAAATTTGACTGCACGGGAACTTGCTAAACAAAGAGCATTAGGAACCGCAGAAGGAAAGTCAGAGGCAAAGCAAACAGTTGAATTGTCAGACGCAGAAAGGAGAGCATTAAGCGTTCCTGGATACATAGGCGTGGCTCCAACAGTTGAGGAAGCCAAAAAGGCACGAGATGCATCCAAGAAAATGACGGAAGGAATCGAGGCATTGGACAACCTGGTTGCGATGCGGAAAAAGCATGGTTTTGAAACGGATTGGTTTGGATGGCTTCCGGACGCAGACCGGGAAGCAGCAAAGACCGATGCAATCCTCTTCCTCGGTATGATTAAAAACCAACTATTCTTGGATCTGGGAGTCCTACAGGACGCTGATGTTAAACTGTTAGCTAGGGCAGTGCCGCAAGATCCACTTGGTGTTTTCCGAGAAGGACCAACACTCGCACAGTATCAGACCATACGGGATTACATGGTCAAATCTGGAGAAATCTACTTCAGTACGCTTGGGCTAATACCAGAAGGTGGAGTCAGAGTGGACTTAAAAGAAGAAGGTCTTCGCAAGCAATTACAAGCAGCATTCTCGGCATATAAACCCTGATGCCGACCCTCCTCAATAAAACCACCGGGATTCTGGAGGATGTTCCATTCCAGGAGGTGAATCGAGCAATCACCTCTGGAGAGTATGGATTCCAAGCTGGTCCTCCTGTCCCACTGGAGAATCCAGCAGGTGAGGTGTACCTGATGCCTGCAAACAAGGCATCCGAGATCATCACCGATCACTCCTGGAAATTCCCATCACAAGAAAAAACCTCCCAGTTCTTCAACGCACTCCAGAAGGACATTGCCGCAGCAGATGAGGAGGCACGGCTCGAAGATGAGTATGGAGACGCACCAGTTCAGGCCGGAGTCTTTGGTGCGGCACGAGGACTCTCACTTGGACTCTCTGATCCACTCTGGCGCTCCCTTGGAGTGAGTGCAGAACGTCTCCGGGAACTTGAGCAGCGTCAACCAGGACTCTCCACGACTGCCGAGGTCGCAGGTGCGTTGGTGCCTCTGCTGCTGCCGGAACCCGCGTCGAGTGCAGGCGCTGCTGCACGCTTGGCGCTCATTGCAGGACGAGGAGTCACAGGTGCAACTGCACAAACCGGGCGTGTCGCAGCAAAAGCACTCGGACGTAGGATTGCAGGAGAAGCAGGAAAGCGGACACTTGGACGTGCTGCTGCTCCACTCGCGCTAGGAGGTGCCGTTGAAGGCGCACTCTATGGAGTCGGAGAAACAATCTCTGAGGATGCCCTAGAAAACAAGGAGATGAGTGCAGAGGCATTCGTTGGAAATATTGGAGTTGGCATGCTGCTTGGAGGTGCCGGAGGCATGCTCCTCGGAGGAGGGTCTGAGATCGTCCAGCGTTCTGCGAGAAACCGGATGCTTCGGAACTTAACTAATGAAAGACAGGCACGGGATTTCAAACGACTCACACTGGAAAACGCACAGGCAGCAGGAGTGAGGGTCTCCGTGAATGATCATCGTCCACTTCCGAGGATTTTGAGTAGCGAGGACGTGACACGTTTTGCGCCAAGAGATAAGAAAGGCAAGATCACACATGGAGGATTTGGACGTGCGATCAAGGAAAAGCTCGACGCAGGTGCATCCTCAACATGGGATTCTGTCAAAGGAGGTGCGGCATGGTTCACAGGTGCAGATAAAAAACTGATGGATGAGTTCTTCTCTGGAAACCCGGAAGCAGAAAAGCTGAGGAAGTGGGCATTTGCGTCTGGATCCGAGAGGATGCAGTTGGCAGGACAGTTCCGCACAGAGGTTGAGAAAATGTACCGGCAGACCGACAGGATGGTGCGGCAACTCACAGGACCAGAGAAGTATGCACAGATCAGGAAGATGCTGGACGGTGAGGATGTCCAACCAGTGAAGCGTGCAGTTGAGGATATGATTTACAGATTCATCTCTGTCCTTGATGACATGAAATCACAGGGCGACATCTACATGTACAAACCTGCGATTGCACGGATCGAGGGTGCCTTGTTTGGTGGCAAAGGATTTGGAGAGGGACTCATTGGACGAGTGGAAAAGGCACAATCTCCATTCCAGATTTTCAAGGTGTTGGACAGAACAAAGAAGCAGATGATTGATCCACATCTCAAGTTTGGAAGAAATCTGCAACCAACCGAGGCAGAAACAATCAATAACTTGGCACGGAATATCCGTGATCCAATCCGTCGCATCCTGGAAAATGATCAGGTTTTTGGTCAGGCAGGAACATTGCAGAAGCGCATCAACCGTGCTGCATCTGATTATCTGGATTTCTTGGAGATGTTCCGGAAGAACTTCACCCTCAAACGCTACGTCAAGGGTCGTCCTGTTTATGATGTTGATGACAACAAGATTGTCTCCTTCCTGAATATGCGTGGACGCTTCCATGCAACCTCATCTCCTCGGAAACTCTCTGGTCCTGGAGGCATGAACGAGTTGTTTGAACAGCAGCAGAAAATAAGTGCAATCGCAGAAGGATTGGATCCACAGACTGAGCAGTTCCGGAGGGTTATCTCTGGCGACGTGGGAGGAGAGATGCAACAGATGGACGACATCATTGATTTCTTCACCGGGCACGGCGCACTTCGTCAGAAATCCTGGGATGAACTGGTGCTTGGAAAAGACCGATTGATCATGCGTGAGGGTATGTCCGATCTCCAGAAATCCATTGATAAGATGTCAGGAAATCTTGCAGAGATGCAGGAGAATTGGGCCGCCTCGTTCAAACTGAAGGACATGGCAGGTGGAAGCTACACACAGAAAGCAGTCAATGCAATCCAGAAACTCGATCAAGTCCGTGTGAAAACACTGGATAAGATGCGACGCTCAATCATCCGCATGATGCGTCCGGCAGGTGCAGCAGGAAAAGCGGCAGCACGAGGTGCAAAGATCGAAGGATCTGCAATGGAGGAGGGAGTCAAATTCACAGAAGAAATCAAGGGTAGAAAACAAAAATCAAAGGAGAAGGAACAGGAGACCTTCAAGCAGGAAACTGATGAAATCTCACAACTCGTGGGAGATCCGGAACTCCTTGTGGTGCGGCTGGGAGATAGCCTTGAGGACATCAGTCTGGTTGCACCTGAGACTGCAATGGCAATCACCCAGACAAGCCAGCGTGCGATGCAGTATGCCTTTGACAACATCCCAACCTCGGCAGTTGGAGAGACGATTGTCGCTGATGATTACAAGCCGAGCGCACAGGAACTCTATCGCTGGAGAACAGTGATGCGTGCAATCCAGAATCCGCTTGTACTGACTGATCAGATTGCGTCCGGGTTTGTAATACCAAAAACAGTTGAGGCATTCGAGCAGGTGTATCCTGAGATGATGAATGAACTCAGGAAGATAACGCTTGAGGAAACCACGAGGCACCAGAAAATCTCCGTGAAACAGCAGATGCTGGTCTCACAGATCATGGGAGTCCAGGGTGCCTATCGTCGCCTCACTCCTGGCCTCCAACAGACCTTCCGGCAACCGTCTGGCGAAGGACTCCAGCGCAGGACCAACAAGGTGCAGAACCTCGACAGGTTGATCAAAACACCCATGCAGGGAGTCGCATGAAAAACCTTATGGTGGTCCTCACTCTGTGGTGGTGTGCGACCGCGCATGGAAACACCATCCTGGATGAGTACCGGGATCCCACCTACTCTAGGGTGCCGGTCATCGAACCTCAGACCGGTGAAACTGCCGATGAAATCGCAGAGATCCTCCTCTCCCAGGGAGTCGCAGGAATTGGACTGATTGTCCTTGGATGGTGGATTAAAACAACAACTCAGGAGGCACGGGCAGACCGGATACGGATCGAGGAGCGTGTCTTCGACCTCGTGGAAAAGACAAACTCACACCTCGCAGAACAGCGTGCCGAACTCGAAAACATCTCAAGAGAACTTGAACGATTACGAGGATAAAGAGACCCGACGAATTGAAACAAATGGAATGAAATGAGTGCAAAGATAGTATCCCAGGTATTCCAGAAACTGACCACAAGGAAATTTGTCGCAGAATTCATCCTCACTATCCTCGAACACCTCGCGCAGCAGACCGAATCGAAGGTCGATGACAAGCTTGTCCAGGTGTGTCGAAAGGCTCTCCTCGACGAGGATAAGAAGGCGTGAACTCCTGCTAGCGACACCATTGCTTTTCGGAATATATTATATGAATAAATATCTGACAAAAAACTTCACGGTCGATGAGTTCAAGTGCCGTGGAACAGGACGATGTGAGATGGATCCTGCGTTTCTTGAGAAGCTCCAGTTGATCCGTGAAGACTTTGGGATGCCACTCTATCCAAGTAGTGGATTCAGAGCGCCGGAGTATAATAATACAGTATCAAAAACCGGGTATCATGGACCACATACCACCGGGCATGCCGTTGATATTCTGATCTCAGGAAGTGAAGCAATCCGGTTGATGGAGATTGCACTCAGGCATGGAATTACCGGCATCGGTGTTAGTCAAAAAGGCCCGCATAGAAAGCGCTTTCTCCATTTTGACGACCTCACTGAGAACAGACCTTGGACGTGGAGTTATTGATGCCATTCAAATCAAGGAAACAACGCATTTATCTGGCAATCAATAAGCCCAAGATCTACAAGCGCTGGAAAGCAAAACATGGAACTAAGATACGGAAGAAGAAATGACCGGACTTGAAACACTAATCGCAAAAGAACTCGTGCAGTTTGCTGCAAAAGCAATCTGGGATCTTGTCAATTCAGATGATAATAATCTCAAAGCAGAGCAGGCGAAAGCACACGCCAGGGCAGGACTGAATGAGATCTCTGAAGACGCACGACGCGCCTTCCAGTTTCACCTGCCTGATCAGTTCAAGCTCTAACCCTCTCTGCGAGGATCCGTGCGACGGCCGTGCAGGAGAGTTGCTCTCCTACGCGGTTCCTGTAGCCCAGGCGGTGCAGTTCACGCGAGATCTGTGCATTGGGTATTCCACGTTTCTTCAGTTCAACTGCGTCGCTCAAAAGTCCCGGTTGGCGTTCTGTCAATCGCTTGGCACCCTCCACTTTCACACCTCCACTCCGAGTCCTACGAGGATTCCGATCTCCGTCTCGCATCAGGTCAAGTCCTCGCTTCATCCTCTCGACCAACCGGGACTTCTCTAACTCTGCGAACACTCCCTGAATTTGGATCATCGCCCGCGTCATCGGATCCTCCGAAATCGCCATTGTCACATCTTCTCCGGTGGAGACAGAGATCAGTGTGAGGTCAAGATCCAGCATTCGTTTGATGATTGCAAGCTGGACAGAGAGTTCCCGTGCTAGACGTGAGAGATCCTCGATGTAGACAACATCTCCAGGACATGCACCGGCAAGCATTGCATCGAGTGCAGGGCGACTCTCCAGGGATCCGCAGATGCCCTCCTCTCTCCAGATTGTCAACGATGTTAGTGGTTTACAGTAGCGCTGGATGGATTCTAACTGCCGGTCCAGACCTGTTTTGGAACACTGTGAGCGAGTGGAAACTCTGAGGTATGCGTGTTGTTTGGACGGCATTTTGCACTTCCTTTGTAGGACCGTCCCTGGTCTGTTACCAAAAGATACAATTTTTATCTTTCACTATCTTTTTCCGAGGAATACGATAGTGGGAAGCAAAGCGTATCTGACGAGATTCAACACTAACACAAGGAGATGAGCAATGGTAGTCAGAAAGCTAAGGAGCCCTGCACCACAGAGTCTGAGCGTGGACCTGGAGGCAGTCGTATCTCAGCAGGCAGAGATCCGCAGAGCAGCACGAGCGGTGGTTGCCAACAAGCCAGTACAGGATCACCACTCCGACGCGATGGAGAGTCAATATCAGCACTATCAATACTACTGGAAGTACCTGAGATAGGATTCCATGACCACAGCAGAGTGGAGCATCGCAGTGACTCCGGTTGCGAAACCGAGGATGACGCAACGTGACAAGTGGCAGCAGCGTCCGTGCGTCCTCAAGTACCGGGCGTATTGCGACGAGGTGCGGTTGAAGGTCCGCAACGTGACTCCAGTTCTCAAGTATTCTGCGGTCTCGGTGTCCGTCTCCTTCAACATGCCGATGCCGAAGTCATGGCGCACGGTCAAGAAGGAGAGGATGGATGGGACACCACACCTGAACCGTCCGGATCTTGACAACCTCGTGAAGGCATGGTGCGACGCACTCTACCGGGAAGACAGTGTGATCTGGTCAATCCATGCGACAAAGTTCTGGTCCTACAAAGGGTCAATCACCTATGAAGCGTGAGCGCATACCCGGCACCCGGCTCACGCCTGTGAGATACCTCGGCATGAATAAACGCGGTCAGGCTCTTTACCTATATCAGTGTGACTGCGGAGAACCGTATGCCGGACGTGTTGACAACGTGCGGAGCGGCAACACTCGGTCATGCGGGTGCCTCAGACGTGAGACGACTTCTGAAAAATGGAAGAAGAAGTAAAGCAGTGGAATAGTTCCGACGCGGATGCAAACCCGCTCGGCTTGAGACATCGTCTCTATGGATTTGAAGTGCCGGCAGTTGATGTGGATTTTCTCCTCTGTGAGTATTCCTACAACCAGCCGAAGGCGCTCATCGAGTACAAGCGCTTAGCATCAGGCTCAGAGAGATGCACCTGGAACGGCAATCAGGTTCCACGCATCATCTTCAAGTCTGCCATCAGCGTGTTGCGAATACTGGCAGAGCGTGCGCGGCTTCCGTTCTATGTCGCATTCTATGACGAGGCAGAAAACTGGACGTATGAGGTATATGAACTGTTCAACGGTTCAACTTGCTGCGTCCATAGACACGACTTCACCGAGATTGAATATGTGGAGTTTCTTTACAAATTACGCGGCATGAAAATGCCAGAGGAGTTGGATGGAAAACTCAATCGTTAAGAGGATGGATGCAGACGAGTATCATCGGCATCCTGCGAAAGGATCAACACAGGTAAAGGCGATGCGGACAATCGCGTCGTATTTACATGAGGAAACGGATCCAACAAGGACGGAGACTCCTGGAATGCATCGTGGGACATTGACCCATGCCGCAGCTCTGGAGGTGCTCACGGATGAGCAGTTGGCACTCCGGCATCCGTACGAGAGGCGTGCAGGCTGGAAGAAGGAGGATCATCAGCTTGCGCTGCGGATTGCCGAAGCACTCCGGAAGCATCCTCTCATTGGCAGGATCCTCCAGTTGGGAGATCCGGAGGTGAGTGCATTCGCAACCCTGGAGGGTGTTGAGTGCAAGGCAAGGGTCGACTGGTATCAGGATCTTGATGACCACAAGAAGATCTCGACCGTCAGAGGAGGAGTTCCATTCTCGGTGGACGCATCCGCAGTCCATCTTTATGACCTCAAGACCGTGAGCAAAGGAGTCGCCGAGCAGGAGGCGTTCTCCAAGTACGTCGGCAACTATGGACTCCACGTTCAAGCTGCACTTTATTACGACGTGATCGCGACTGTTTTGGGATCACCTCCTGCGAGGTTTTCGTGGATTGCGGTGGAGAGAGAGCCGCCGCATTTGATGGCAGTACATGCTGCCGATGAATGGCTGGAGATTGGACGGAAAATCTACCGTCAAAACCTCCAGAACTACCGTGACTGGATGCAAATGAATGTGTCGAGTCAAGAGCATATTAAGAACGCAGGTTACAGTGAGGACGAGCGTGTGCTTCCTGTACCTGCCTGGCTGAAACAAAAGAACCTTAACTTGGAGGTGATATGAGAAAGTTCAGGACGCTTTACAAACCGAACACTGCGTTTGGCGGTGCGGTATACTCTGCAACCACAGATGGCAAGTCTGTGCGATTGCGGGAGGACGGGCGGTGCAAGCTAGAGATGGGATTGGAGGAGTTCGATAATCAGGTGAAAGAACTCGACTGGGACTTCTCCACAATCGCAGCTTTGATTGCAGGAGAGGGAGAACTTCAACCACAAAGAAGAGAGAGGTCAAATGTCTGAACTAACAATCCGGGAGGCAGCAACTCCAGCAGTTTCTGCACCATCTCCCGCAGTTGCCGCAAAGATCGATGAGCTGGAGTATGAAACCAGGTTGATTGACTACGACTGGAGGATGTCAACCGCGTTCGCAAAGTCCGGAGTGAGCGGAATGTGGAAATCGCAGGAGGCGATATTCACTGCGATTCAAATCGGCAGGAGATACGGATGGACTCCGGTTCACAGTCTCCAGAATTTGTATCCGTTGCAGGGTAGCGCACACTTCAAGGCAATCTCTGCAATGGGATTGGTGCTGCCACATGCAGACAAACCGCCGCGTGTGAAGCGTGAGACAGACAAGGACGGACGACCCTACTCCTGCACCGTCATCTACACGAGGAAGGGTGTGAAGACTGAGCGCACATTCTCGATGGCGGACGCAAAGCAAGCAGGTCTCGTTAAGTCCGCCGGCTCGTGGGCATTCTACGCAGCAAACATGCTCTATTGGCGTGCCGGAATGTTCGCCGCACGGGAGGCGTTTCCGGATGTCCTCTCTGGGATCTACGCAGTGGAGGAGATTGCGAACATGAGTGCCGAGGATTACGAGCGTGGCGCCAGGGATATCACTCCGGCTGAGGATGATTCCACCGGACTCAAGCAGGAGCTGGATGCCCTCAGCTACGAGGGAATCTCTGATCCTGTGGATGAGTCTCCTGATCCAGACACAATGATCGGAGAGGATCATGTGGATCCAGAATCCCAGGCACAGGCAGGACTCTTGTGAGAACAGACGATTCTAATTCTCACACGACTGCAAGCGAGATTCAGTTCCTGCGCTCTGCACAGGTTCTGATTGCCGAGAGGCAGCACGGAAAAAAGGCTTTGGAGATCACAACACTCGAACTCGCACGAGTGGAGGAACGTGAGCTTGGCGACTGGTATCGTAAATATTTGAATGCTGCGAAGCTCAGAGTGAATTGGCTGGAGATGGATCGAGACGCGATTCTATCCGAGGCAAAAAAACTGTACAAACGATATCGCTGAAATTGCCCGTCCGGTCATGCCGGTCGATCCTTGACCACCGTCGCTGGTCAAAAAACGGTGCGGTAACCGATACGCCTGAGAGTTGTTTGATACATTGCAACTCTCTAAAACACAGGGCAAAGGTGCCGGGCGGGTTTACAGATTAATTGAAAGGAAACGATGAGCGACTACGACGCATGGATCCTCCAGACTCCGGAGGAGTACAACGGATACACGGATAAGAGATGCGAGTCTTGTGGAGAGGTCTTCGATTCTCCTGCATCCGATGATAGTAACACCTGCACCGACTGTGAGGAGGCTGAGGCATGATTGTCATCATCAACTGGTTCAAGAGCCTGATGCCATCCACAGAGGGTGGTGGTCAGAGGAAGGTTCTCTGGGACAACGCACAACTGGAGGTTGTGGAGGATGACATCTCACGCCTCCGCGATGAGATCTGGGAGCTGAAGCATCGCGTCTCAGAGTTGGAGGATGGACTGCGTGATGAGAGACACGAACGCTACATGCTAGGAGTGCGTTTCAGGAGACTGAGGAAGACACTGAAGACGCAGGGTATTTCAATGGATTTAAGAACCAAGGAGGACGATGTTGTATAGAGTGCATTATTGCCGAAACATCTGCGAAAGCGAAGGTTTCGAGTGGTTCTCAACTAAAGTTGAGGCATTATGGGCATTACAGGCATGGTATAAGGAAAACCTGTATGACGAGGAAGAAGAAAAATATGAGGAAGTTTGGGAGGATATTCTTTTGCGGAACTTGCAATCTTTCATAGTGCCAGGAGGAAAGAAAGGTCTGCTGAAGTTCCTAAACCGGGAAGCTGCTCATGCAGATAATGGGAGCGCATGAGCTACATCAAACTCCATCGGAAACTATTATATTCAGAATGCTTTAAAAAGCCGGAGCATTTGAAGCTCTGGATCTACTGTTTGCTCCGTGCAAATCACGAGGATAAGGTGATTGCTCACGGCGGCAAACTGGTCAAAGTCCTGCGCGGAAGTTTTATTACCGGCAGGCATAAAATTGCAGAGGATACAGGCATATCAGAGAGGAAAATACGGACGTTTTTGGCCTCTAAAAAAGCGACCAAGGATTTGACCGTCGAATCGACCAAGCAGTATTCGGTCATAACTGTCTGCAATTACAACGATTATCAAGATCAGGAGATCGTGACCGACCAACAGTCTGACCAGAAGGATAGCCACAAACAAGAACTAACTAGAGATCTAGTAAGTAAAACCCTTGTCCGATTTCCAAGGAAATCGGACGCACCCACTTCTCCAGAATTTGAAACCTGGTGGAAGAACTGGAGAGATTCTGTTTCTGCACCTCCTGGAGCAAAAGCGAAAGGACTCCGGCACTATAAAAGTTGCAGGATGAGCTTCTCGGTTGAAGAGATTAACATCGCAACTCGTAATTATTTAATCGAATGCAGGAAATTCAACTATCCAAACAAACATGCAGAGGGATTTCTTAATCCAAAGAATGAACTTATTGAGCAGTATCAATCTGAACAAACCATTAACCAACCCAAGGAGAAACATGAATCGCTACTCGACCAAGAGTATCAGCGTCTCAGCAGATCCACGGCATCAACGAATGGATGATCCTGAGATTCCGATGACCCATGCTCAGTATGAAAAGCTGTTGCAGGGATTGAAAGCATGTGAAGTGAACTACAAGTCTCAGATGCAGAGACTTGGAACCACCACCTCAGGAGAACTCAGACTGTGGGCAAAGAACCTGAGACAGCTTGCACCGTGGCAGATTGAAGATGGTTTTCAAATCCATGTGAGAAACTCTCAGTGGTATCCAACTGCTGCTGATATCATCAATGCATCTGTGAACTACCCGCAGCCCAAAGCATCAGAGCGTCCGTCGGATGCCCTCGCGCTTCCTGAACCGGAGCGTAAAACCGTGCCGATGCCTCCGGAATTTCGGAGTAAACTGAAGGCACTTTTCCAAACCGCTTAAGGAGAAGAAGAAGATGGCAGATAAAACCTTCATCAATAAGTGTGCAATCAAAGAGAAAGTTTTTGATAACGGAGGTCGCCTCCTGAATGCTGCGTTCAATGTTGCAGAGCTGAGCCGGCATGCAAACGCCGAGGGATGGGTGAGGATTGTCATTGCACCACGTCGGCAACCTGATGAGAAAGGGAAGACCCACTATGCGTACAAGGACGAGTGGCAACCTAAGCCTCAGGATCCACAGGCACAGCCACAGGCACAACCTCAGCAGGCCCAGGCACAGCCAAGGTATCAGGATCCAGAGCAGGACGTGAGAGATGGAGTGCCGTTCTGATGCTGCTGGCATTGGGTGTGACTGCATTATGCACGATAGTGCATGATGGCCGGGAACTCCCAACCCAGCAGAACACACCTGGATCTCTTCTCCGGGATTGGAGGGTTTGCACTGGCAGCAAGATGGGCCGGATTGCAGACGATCCAGTTTGTAGAGCTTGATCAGTACTGCCAGAGGGTGCTGAAGAAAAACTTTCCAGACGTTCCAATCCATGACGATGTCAAAACACTGGACGGCACCCAGTTCAAGGGCATTTTTCTAATCACAGGAGGTTTCCCATGCCAGGATATTTCAATTGCAGGAAAGGGTGCAGGAATTGATGGAGAAAGGTCAGGTCTTTGGACAGAACTCTTTAGGATTATTAGCGAAGTACGACCACGCTTCGCACTCGTGGAGAACGTTCCAGCTCTCACTTTTCGAGGAGGAACCAGAGTCATTGGAGACCTTACCGAAATCGGGTATGACTGTGAATGGCAAATTGTGGGAGCAGACGATGTGGGCGCACCACACCGGAGGAAGAGAATCTGGATTGTGGCTTACTCCAACAGCAACCGAGTATTTTCCACCACTCAAAAACATTTCCAAAATAGACCCAAAGAAAATGAAAAAGAGAGGCAAGCACAGTCTTGCAACTCAAGTCCATCATCCACAGATGTGGCCTACTCCAAGAGCGCAGGATGCCAAACATGGAGCAGCAACAGAATGGGAACTGAACACGGATCACGCAGGAACGAGAGACTCCCTCCGGGTGCAAGTGGAACACCGGAAGACAGAAGTAGAGGCGGGTGGAAGCCTGAACCCTCAGTGGGTCGAGTGGCTCATGGGATACCCAAGCGGGTGGACCGACTTAGAGGACTAGGCAATGCAATCGTGCCTCAAGTTGCCTATGAAATCATACATGCAATGCAAGGAGATGAATGCCTAGAATCCGACGGATGACCTCAAAGGTCTGCGAAGAATGCCAGGCAACCTACACGATTCCGGCACACCGTGGAATCAAACAGAAATACTGTAGCCCTGCCTGTGCAACTAGGAATGTCTCTGCAAGAAGGACAATCAAACCAAATGAGGCACAACTCGAAGGACATCGAAATGCAGTCGCCCTGGCGAAGCACAAGGCAGAAGAACATCCGGATCCAACACCAGAGGAAGTGAAGGATGCCGTCAGGATGTTTCTAGACTCAGGAGGTGTGATCAAAACCATGAATCCTCAACCGAAGATTGCACTCCTAGCGCATGAGAAAGAGGATGAACTCGAACTGATCCATACGGTTCTCAGTGCAGTCATACCTCCAGATCCGTTGAAATCTCCATGAAAATAGGACTCTATGATCTTGACTCCAAGATTCCAAACCTTGCACTGATGAAGTTGTCGGCATGGCATCAGGCACAGGGAGATCAGACAGAATTGTATTTCCCTCTGGCACATGATTCCTACCACAAGATCTATGCATCCAAAATCTTCAACTTCTCCAGTCGTGCGTATCTGCGGGATGATATGCAGATTGGAGGAACCGGGTATGACATGGCAGTGAAATTGCCGGAGGAGGTCGAATCCGTCGCGCCTGACTACTCACTCTACAACTATCCGCACAACATCGGGTTTGCAATGCGAGGATGCAGGTTCAAATGCGAGTTCTGCGTGGTTCCTCAGAAAGAAGGGTCTCCCAAAGCAGTCAACTCAATCTCAGGGATCTGGACGCAGAGAAGCAGCAGGCTCCTCGTCTTGCTGGATAATGATTTCTTTGGAAATCCAAACTGGTCAGACTGCATTGATGAAATCAAGGAACTGAACCTCGCTGTGAACTTCAGCCAAGGACTCAACATCAGGATCATCTCTGAAAGACAAGCACAGGCACTCGCATCCGTCAAATTCCGAAATCTCCACAACACCAGAAGCCAGGTGACTTTTGCATGGGATCAGATTAAGGATGAACGCACCATCCTCAGAGGATTCAAGCGTGTGGTGTCTGCCGGAATTAAACCCTGGCAGATCCAGTTCTATGTCCTCATAGGATTCGATAGTTCTCCTGAAGAGGATATGCATAGAGTGATGTCAATCAAACATCTGGGTGCTGATCCGTTCGTGATGCCCTATGTCAAAACGGATCCATATCAGAAACGGTTTGCACGATGGGTGAACCGGAAACAGATCTTCAACTCATGTGGGTTTGATGAATACTCGTTGAAATCTCCATGATTAAGGAGGAAACTCCTGCCGGTGCTTGATCGAGTGGAAACTCCAGAGTAACCTGATCCCTGGATCCTGTTCGTCCAAGAGCGTCGGAGGAAGAACAGTCCGGACTCCGGCGCTCATCTACTAAGCATTGTGTGTGTGTATATATCTAAGAGGGTGTAGATTGTGGTGAAGACTATAGCTAGTCCATGTCAGAATAAAGGATTACTTCCTAAACGTAATAAACGTAAACATAAAGTGTGTGGAAAGAGTGATAGTGCCTAGTAAATACTATAGAGAAGAGACAAGAGAATTGATTAGACAAAGAAGAGAATTGATTAGACAAAGAAAAGCTAAGGCGTTAATGAAACAACGGCTAGAAGATCACATAGCTTATCACATTGAAAAGAATAAGTTAGAAACTGATAGACTGATAGAAGAAGATGGGAAGACCTGCATTCCAGATAACTCCTGAAATACTGGAGAAAACAGAGCGTTTAGCAGCGCAAGGTCTTAATCAGGTGCAGATTAGTGCGTGTTTAGGTGTTAGACCTGAGACCATCAGCGTTAAGAAACGAGCATTCACACAATTCGCTCAAGCCATAAGCCTGGGCAAGGCAAAGGGTATTGGAACCGTTACAAATGCGCTGTTTGAGTCTGCACAGAATGGTAGTGTTCCGGCGCAAATCTTCTTCCTGAAGAATCGGGATCCGGAGAATTGGAAGGATGTTACCGCACACAGTGTGTCCCTCGTTTCCAAGATGTCAGATAGCCAATTACTCTCTGAGGTTCGAGCAGACCCAGAACTTGCGAAAGTCCTGGAGTCATCGCCGGTAATCGAGTCAACCGACCACGAAGTCGTGGGATAACCAATGTGGCGGATGTACATTCCGCCATGCAAACAATGATATCAGTGACTTACGAGGATGGCAGCAGAATGTACCGACAAATATACCGACAAAAGAGAGCAGCCGATGCTGCGTGGCTATCGGGATGCAGACCTACCCATGATCCTCGACTCGTGGCTCAGGAGTGGTCTCCAGTACCCGATCTTCACCTCCGAGGTCGGGAGACCCCCTATCCGCCTGAGGGTACCCGGCACACTCCTCCTCTCACAATCCCGCACTCTCCTAAAAACCTTAATCCCAAAAACACATGTATTAGTTTTATGCAATCCAGAGGACGAGGATCACATCATGGGATGGGTGTGTTATGAGGAGGAGGCTCCCTGTTTACATTTTTTATTTATAAAGTTTAATTTCAGAAGAATGGGAATGGGCAGCAGATTATTATCAGAGACAGGATTACCAAAGTTTCCAGAGGAGTGTGAGGTCAGTTGGAGAACACCTGCACTTAATTTTTTCACAAAGAACTACAAGTGGATCTGGAATCCATTTAGGAGTTGGACATGAAGGTAGGACGAGTTCAGTTTATAAAACCAGTGAGTATCCCACATTACAATGTGGTTGAAGGATTAAACTATAAGAGTCACAACCACGAGTTAGACATGGAGTTTGACGGAAGTGTTTTAACAATCAGAGGAATGCCGGAGCGTTTAAAGGGAAGGTTAGTTGAGGTGATGGTTCCAATCTCGAACATCGCCGGATACTTGAGTATGGACGCAGAGTTAGAATGGACAAGAGAAGATGAGCGAAGACAAGCAGCACTTGAAGCGTCCAGACATCAGGGACAAGAAGCGCGGAACGCGTCGGGAGCGGATGCACGATCTCAACCTGACTCCACAACAGCGGGCGCTGCTCGAAAGCCTGGTCGCCCGAAAAAAGACAAAGGAGATCGAGGTCGCCCGGTTAAGCGACGCGTCTGAATCTTTGCGAGAGAGTTTATTTGCGGAGCAGCGCATTTTCTTTGATTCTGAAAGAAAGAAGAAACTTGCCCGGTGTTCTCGTCGTGCAGGCAAGACTCATCTGAGTGCAGTGATTTTGCTCTGTGCCGCAATAGAGTATCCAGGGAGTTTGGTTCCATACATCACCTTGTCAATGAAGAACGCAAGGAGGATTCTCTGGGCAACCTTGCACGAGTTGGATTTGAAGTTTGGATTAAACTTGGAGTTCCGTGCAAATGATCTGACGGCAACATTATCAAATGGTTCACAGATCATCTTGGCAGGTGCAACAGATTACGAGGAGATTCAGAAACTGAGAGGTCCAAAGTACGGTGCCGTGATCTTGGATGAAGTCCAGAGCATGAAGGCATCGGTATGCAGAACCTTGGTCGTAGACATTCTAGAACCAGCAACAATGGATTTGGATGGAACCATCAACGCGTTTTTCACACCTAGTGCGTCGGCAGCAGGATATGCATATGACATTGACCATGTGGATGACGCATGGGAGAGACATCATTGGACAATGCTTCACAACCTTCATCTTCCTCGTGCAGGAGAGTGGCTTTCTCAGCGCAAGCAGGAGAATCATTGGACAGATGACACGCCAGTTTTCCGCAGGGAGTATTTGGGAGAGTGGATACATGATCAGGAAACACTCGTTTATGGGTTCTCTCCGACACGGAATTTATGTGAACCGAGTCCGGACAGCAACCTGGAAAGCTTTGTTCTTGGCATCGACCTTGGATTTGTGGATGCGTCTGCATTTGTCATTCTTGGATTTTCAGAAGACTCTCCAGACGTTGTGGTGGTACACAGCGAGAAGACTTCAGGACTCACGACAGAAGATATCGCAAGGAAGATTCACATTTTAGTCGACAGATTTGATCCTGTGAGGGTGGTTGCAGACTCTGGAGGACTAGGAAAGATGATTGTCGAGGAACTGAACAAGCGCTACGAGTTGAATGTCTGGCCGGCAGAGAAGTCAAAGAAGTTGGATCATATTACACTCATCAACAGTGATTTTCAGACAGGACGTTTATTGATTGAAGAGACTCCATCAACAGAGCCTCTCAGAGATGAACTCACCTTGTTGGAGTGGAACCTCGCAGAAAAAGAAAAAGGACGGTTCATTGAGCGTGATGATTTAGAGAATCACTGTTCAGATGCAATGCTCTATGGATGGAGAGAATGCATGCACTATCTGCATCGAGAATCAAATCCAGTTCCTGAATCAGGATCTCCAGAATATTTCAGGAAATTTGAGAAGGAACTAGAGGCAGAGTGTTTGAAAAGTGTAGAGGATCCTGAGCCAGAGTGGTTTGAGGTGAATGTTGAAGAATCCGTGCATTACATTTAGAGATGTCAGAGACTAAGGAGCAATTCCGGAAGCGTGCAGACCTAGCACAACAGGCAAAGATCAATTTTGTAAAGGGTATCCTTTCCGGCACCTATGGTCTTCCTGGTGACATTGTCGAGCTTTTCTCTGGTGCATTCGTGCCAGGCAAAGCAGAGAAGGTATTGAGGACCAGACCTCCGGGTGTGCCTCCAGATCAACCTGTGGAGGTGCCGGAGGGTGTTGTGGCACCACGTCCTGAACTCCGTTCTGAACAGATTGGTGTGCCAAAAGTCAAGTACACCAGCGGAGACTTGGCACGAAGGTTGGGATTGGATCCTTACTCTGGAGAGACCCTCATCGCGCAGTTACTTGCTCCTGATCCTTTCGTAGGAATCAAGGCAGCAAAGGCATTAAAACTTGCAGATCTGGGATTCCTGGGTGCGCTAGGATCGATAGCTCAGCTTGGAAAACGTGCAGACAAGCTGAAGGCCTCCGGGAAATCCTCAGAGGAAATTGCTGCGGCACTGAATGTGACAGAGGCGCCCACAAAATCCGGATGGAAGAAACTTCCTGAGAAACTTCCGGTGCAGGCGTTTGGAGGAGAACGTGTGATGCTGAAGCGCACCCTCCAGCAGCAGATCATGGCATCAGATGCAATGAAGGATCTGCGGAATTACATGACCGAGGAGGAGTTGTTGATGCTCACTCCTGACACCATCAAGGCAATTGAGACGATTGCACAGACAGGAAAAACACGGACAGGAAGACCAATCACAATCCTTGGAGGACAACAGATTCCACGGTTGGAGAAGGAGGATCTCAGCGCACTTGCATTTGCAGGGCGTTTCAAACAAGGGTGGTATCGACATGGTGCCGAGCAACTCCAGAATGTCTTTGGAGAAGACACTGAGCGGTTCATTGCATTGCTTGCTGCAACGTCTCCACAAACCTCTGTGGAGATGAACCTGGAAAACGCCCTCCGGGTTTGGAGGACATGGACCGACGCAGGAAGACCCACAGATTCCAAGGAAATCCGCAGGATCATGGGAAAATCGGTTGTAGGCACCGGCACCGAGAAATCTGTGATGAACGCATGGGTGAACAACTCGGTCACTGCACTCACTGCAAAGGATCCGACTGTGATTGAACTCTCAGGTCCAAAGGCAGATTCATTCATGCGGAATCTCCTGTCTAATCTTGATGAGGTCACTCTTGACACCTGGCAGGGACGTGCGTATAACCTCTTGCAGGAGGTCTTTGGAGGAAAGATCTTCAAATCCACAGAGGGTCGTGGAGTCAAAAGTCCAGGATACATCCTGAGTGCTGCGGCAACCAGACGTGCAGCAGATTATCTCTCAAAAAGGACTGGGACCACCTGGAAACCTGCCGAGGTGCAGGAAACAGTCTGGAGTTTTGTGAAGGCACTCTATGAAAAGCGCAGATCTCCTGGAGGACGTGCAAAATCGATGGACGAACTCTATCTGGAACTATCTCCGAATGAGATTGCAAATGTTCCAGATTTTGCTAGTCTGATACGAACAGATAAATATGGATCCATTCTAGAAGGAACTGAATATGGAAGACGCATCAGCAGTGTTGAACAGTTTCAACCCTCGGCAGAAGCGTATGCTGCGACACCTTACCGAGGGTTCAGAACCGATATTGAACGAGCTGTTGGTGGACTCGAACAGCAATACCGAACCACTGACACCACAAGAATCACAAAAACCATCCGAGACCGAATCCACCGAGCATTGGTCTCAGATGGAACTGGAACTGGCACAGTCAACTGGCCTTACGCTTCAGGAAGTGTCGGAAATCCTGGACTGGGCCTGAAGGGACTTGGAAAACTCACCAAGTTCAACCTCTCCTCTGTAGATCAGGCGCGGCTTAATTCTCTTGGAGCCTCCACGCCTGATTTCTATGAACTTCCAAAAACTCCTGAAGCAGCAGCTCGGTTTCAGGAATCCATCATA